GTATATTTCGGTCGGTGCAAAGCCCGCGTAATGCTTCATCACGAACTCCACCGCCCCGGCCATCGCCTCCTGCCCCGGCGCTTCCACGCCTGCCAGGGTGCAGAACAGGCGCACCTGGGAAACGATGGCCTTCGCGGCGTCGGGCTTGGCCATGTGCCGGATAGGGCTTGCAAGGGCGCTATGCACGAAGCGCACCGCGTCCGGGTGGACGGAGGCGGCTTCGGCGGCGCGGGTGTAGATGGTGGGCGGGAGGGTTGCGGGGAGCATAAAGGATATTTTTAAGTTTAGTCAAACCAAAAACGGTAACCGCATTCGCCACATTCGCGAACTTTGCCTTGTGCGTAAAAATTTTCTTCTTCAGTAGATTCTTGCCAATCTGATTGCCAAAGGCGGACATTGCCACAGGTTGGACAAATGCAGTTAGTTTCTTGCCAATCATATTCGGTATCTACAGGCATTGGAGACATTGGAAGTTGCATGGCATTAGCGTTTTTCATGTCGTGTTGTTTTGTGCGTTATTGAATTGCTTCTACAAAATTACACTATATTTTTATATTTTCAACTATTTAACAATTTTTTTTCTAATTATTTCTTCATAATCCATAGAATAAACTTGCTTCATTTTTAAACTATCATAAACGCTTCCAGACGCCCAGCTCCATTCTAAATCACTTGGTAAATTTTCCGAATGAACTTTATGAATAGCTTTTTTAGCATCTTCAAAATTATCGAAATCACCAATAAAGTCATTCATTCCGCCTCCAGGATAGTAATTGTGCCAATAAAATGCTAAATATCTTTTCATAAGTATTAATTTTTTCTAATTATTTTTAAAAAAAAAGACCCGCCCTGGTACGCTAATCTGACGGGAAGCGCGGCGAGTACTATTTAGGCCACAAATATAAACCTTTTTCACCGCCCCAGCTCCTCCATCGCCCGCAGCACCGCCTCCGCTTCCTCATCCGTGGCCTGGATGCGCGGCGCGGTGGCCTTCGCGGCGCGGGTAAATAGGCGGTTCTTCTGCCCCCATAGGATATGCGGGCAAAAGTTATCGCGGATCCACTTATCACCCGCCTGCCACGCCGCCTCCAAGAAGTCGCCCCAGGCCTCTTCTGCGCTGCCGGGATGGACCTCGCCGAAGTACTTAACGAATTCTTTTAACGCCCTTGCGTCCTTCGCGTCCAGGACCAGGTGGCCGGCCCCGGTGCGGGGGAAGGCCTGGGCGGCGGCGCGCAACTCGAAAAAGGTCGCGTATGCTTCGTATAGTCGGTAAACCAAGTTTGGCGTTTTTTCTTTTGTCGCTTCTTTTTCGTTAGAAAAAGAATTTACTTCATTGGTTAATACTTCACTGGTTAATACTTCATGGGGATGCTTTTTTTGCACCCCTCCCCCCTGCATTTTTTGCAGGGGTGCCCCCTGCTTTTTTTGCACCCCACCCCCTGCATTTTTTGCACCTTCCTGCAGTTCGTTCAACGTAATGAAAACGCCGATCATATCGGTCTCAACTCGGTACAAGTTGCTTGCCTGGCTGCCGTCGTCCCGCAGCCGCCTGGTAACGCTGATGAAGCCTTTTGCAACCAAGGCCTCCAGGGCGGCGTTCAACGTGCGCTCGGTTTTCCAGCGGGTATCTTTGAGCAGGGTCTTCTTGCTTGGAAACGCCGTGCGCTCCTTGCTGATGCGCTTGGCAATGTGCAGGAGCAGCCACATTTCATTAGGGTCTAATTGCTCCAGTAGTTCGGTATTGACGTTTAGCATTGGCAAAAAATAAGGGGAGCAGGCCACGACGCACTACTCCCCATTGAGGTTTGAAACCATGCCTCCGCGCCCGGTCGTGGGCGTGCGCGAAGGCGTTGCTAAGATACGACGATAATCAGAACATTTCAGTTTGACTGTTTTTGATAAATCTTAGCTGAACATCTTTGAGGTTTAAAACAGCTTGTTTGTAATAGCTGTCTTTTAGCTCAACCCCAATGCCTTTGCGCCCTAATGAAATAGGGCTATAAACTTCGCTTCCAACCCCCATAAAAGGCGTAAAAACTACTTCCTCCCTATTGGTGTAAAGGTAAACCAAACGGTCAATAACGTCAAGCTGTAAAGGGTGAACGTGTTTTTCGTCGTCGTCCTCACGGCTTTCTTTGTATGGTAAAACATTGTCTCCGCGAATATCGTCCCAAACGCTCGAAGCGTAGCGTTGCCAGGTGATATGAGCAAGTTTGTTTTCAGCCGGATCGCCGTCAAAATCGCGCCATTTCTTTTTAAAATATTCGTATTTGCCGTATTGCTCTTCGTGCATTGGCAAAAACGGCATTCCGCCAAAATAATCAAATTCAGTCAAGCCTTTTGAGTGAACAACTGGCACTCTGTTTTCCCCTCCCATCCGAAAAACCAAAACGTAATCCGGCAAAGCAGGCATGCAGCGCGTTGCATCTTCAACTATATTTTTGTGCGTCAAACTTTGTACCATTGTACGCATGCGAACCTCCAATGGCTCCTTCCAGATAGTTATCCGGTTGTTGTACGTAAATCCGTGCTTTAAGTGCAGCTTGATAATTTCGTGTGGAAAGTCCCAAAGGTTGTGCTTAGTTGTGTTTGTAATAACATCCTGGCAATGTACTGCAACAATCCTTCCGGGCTTAATGACGCGGGCAACCTCTTTGACCAAAAATTCATAATGCGTCAAAAAGTCGTCAAAACTTTCATTGTTGGACATATCCCTTTTATCGCTGCTGTAAATGTATAGCCCGGCAAATGGAGGGCTATAAACGCACATGTCAATAGAGTTATCTGGCAAAGACTGTATTACATCTATGCAATCTCCATTGTAAATACTGTAATTTTCAGTATGAAGTTGATCTTTAACGGTTTTCATAAAAAATTAGGTTTTGTGATGGTTTTGTCAAATGGTTTAACGGATAGGTCAATTTGTTGATTGACTGCTTTATTTATTGTTTCGGTAAATTCTTTAGCCTTTTGCGTTTTGTAAAGCAAAGTTTGAATTACTCTCTTTTGGCCATCGCTAACAATCAAGTCAACTGTTACGGGCTTTGTTTGCCCGAAACGCCAAAAGCGCCTGACTGCTTGATAATATTGCTCGTAAGACCATGTAGGAAAATAAATTGTGTGATTGACGTGCTGCCAGTTAAGGCCAAAGGATGTAATTTTTGGTTTAGTAATCAAGCGCTTGATTTCCTGATTTGCAAAGGCCAAAAGGATTTCTTCTTTGCGCTCTAACTGCATGCTGCCTTTTATCTGAACCGCCTCTTTATCTATTTGATCTAATAAGTCTCCTTCATCATTAAAATTGCACCAATAAACACACTTTTCTGAAGATAAATTTACCGCCTTTTCGCACCTTTCTTTAACCGTCCCTTGTTGTTCAGTTCTGACCTCAGTCATACTTTTAGCAACCCTGTTAAACATGCAAATTTGACCGTCAATTACCCAGTTGTTTAAATTGTAAACTTCATGGATATTTTCTATTAATTCAGGCAGGATGTGTTTTTGGTCGCTAAATCCAAGGTCGGAAGGCTTCTTCATGTGAATTGACCAAGTTGTCAGCCATGAAAAAAAATACTCTTTTGCATGCGGTTTTAAGTACCATTTTGACCCAATATCTTGAGGCCTAATATTGTTTTCATTGTTACGAAAAAACCTTTGTAGCATATCCATATAAGGCAAATAGCCTAACGCTTCGGAACTTGTACCAAATTCAATATAATCGTTAGGCGCTGGAGTTGCGGTAAACAAAAAACGGTATTTTACCTTTTTCAAAAATGCCGTTACTTGATTTTTAATTGCTCCTTGAAAGTTTTTCAAAATGCTACTTTCATCCAATATCACGCAGTCAAAATCCTGGTGGTTAAATTTTTCCAGCCGCTCATAATTGCACACAACAATCCGGCTGCCATGCCGCCCGTCCTTGCTGTATTCAACGCCCTGGATGCCAAAGGCAGCCGCCTCCCTGACAAACTGGAAAGCAACGGCCAAGGGCGTGATAATCAATACAGGCTTTCCGGTTGCATTGGCGTAATTATCGGCCACGGATAACTGAATAAGCGTTTTACCCAGTCCGGTGTCCAAGAACACGGCGCACCTGCCTTTCCTAATCGCGTATTCTGTAACATAACGCTGATAGTCAAACATGGATTCCGGCAAAGAAACGGGCTCAATGCCAAAATTTATCTGACTATGCTTTTTGCTTTCTATAAAATCTAAGTAGTCCATGATAAAAAAATTAGCCCCTGCCATGTAGGAGTATGACAGGGGCGTGTCCGGTATTGGATACCCGCACTTCGCAGGCTCCTACCCCGGCGAAGTGCTTTGCAAAGATAAACTATTTTTTATAAATTGTATATATTTTTATAAAAACTTCTTCCACAGCTTCGACGCCACCGGCCTCGCCTCCCGCGCCTCCGTGTAGCTGCTGCCAGGTTGCGCCCCCGGTGCCAGGTAGCGCCGGGGGCGGGGTGGTTAATGTCCTTTTAAATTCTTTAGTTCGGCTTTTACCTTAAGCCAATAAGTTGCAATCGGGCTATTTGCCCAATGCGAAGTCCCGTTACTTTCATCATCTTTTCGCATAAACTCAAAAATTTCTTCTACTACCCTCATGGCAGCATCCGGCGCAATATCGTATCGGCCAAATTCCTTAGCATACCAATTTCGTAATTGCCAGGCTTTTTCTTGCGGAGTAATTTTTTCGTCTTGCATTGCCATTCACTTTTAAGTTAAATAATTATCACCTTTCCTCCCCCGCCTCGCTATCCTCCTCCCCCGCCGCCTCCAGTTGCCCGGCGTTGTAGATGTGCAGGATGCCCGCCGTGTCCTCCGCCGTGCATTGCACCA